AAGGTTCGAGTGGTGGCTGCATTGTTGCCTATGGTGAGTGGAGTAGCCACATCAGACCGTCTAGCACCGACTGGGGTTGTCTCACTTATGGCATACGGAATACCATCTACAGTTAAAATAGGGTCATTGGTAACAGATGATGAATTGTAGGATACCCCAACCATAGAAGGTTTGTTAATAGGCACAAAGTTACCAGTATGCACCCATCTGCCCGTAGTTGTGCTAAACATTGTCCAGAAACTGAGTAGAGCAAAACCCACTGCTTCATTTTGCAGAAATAAAAACCAACCAACATTATCAGCACCTGATTTACCAATGATGCGCCCCAAGCTACCTTCACCATCGCTTGAAGGATTTATCCAGCCCCATACTGTCCCTCCAGGTGAATCAAAGATATCTTGGATTGGGACTGAATCTACTACGGTTATAACATCATCTATCCCATCAATAATCCTGCCCTGTGGAGTCCATAAAGTCCCACTATTCTGTACCAGGTGCCCGTAGGCATCCTGGGACATGGCCAGGTTATCTATGTACATGGAGATTGCATCATAGTATGCTGATGTGTCACCATCATCAATCCTGCCACACCCCCTTAGTCGGTCTGCGGTAGCAGCGATTGCCTTAGTTATGGAGAGTTGCTCCCAACTTGAACCACCAGTGTGATAACCGCTAGAGGTATCAGTAACACCATCTGACATGAAGATTCGTGCCCTAGTAGCAGCAGTGGCATATACCCAACTTTTCAAAGTAGCAGTTAAACCTTTGTATTTGGCATAGTCAGCATAATTCTGGAGGAAATAGCAGTTAGTTCCAGCCCTTGTTAGTTTACCAGAATATGTACCAGCGTATTTCTGCTCTGTGCTTTGTACCCATGCAGCACCAGCACCCTGTAGTGTCCAGCCAGTCGGCGGGTCTCCTATCTCCATACCACCATTGGTCAGAAGCTCTGCACTCCTGCCAAACTCCATATTATGAAAGGGCAGATATAGTACCGTGTAAGGGTCAACAAAGTCCCTTGGAGCAGCTCTATCCATTAGAGTCTGGTCTATTAAAGACTGTCTCATTACGCCTTCCTGTAGTTCGCCGAGATGTAACTTGAACTCTTAGTCTCGCCAGTAACTGTATCCGTAGCTCCGCTGCACGTGGCAACAAACCTGACTTGGAAACTTTCACCGTTACCTAAGAAGAATCCTGTTGGCTTAAATCGGCCAGAGCAGAACACATCTGTAGCAGCAGCAGGAGTTGTTAAAGTCTGTGCTGCTATCAAATCTTGCCAACCCTTTCCCTTAACATCACTAGCTTGCCACTTCCATAAGGCATTATCAGTAGGAGTACCACTAACATCTAATCTGCCAGCCAGTAAAAACTCTATCTCCTCCAGTATCATGTTAGGAGGATTGTAGAAGGTGATAGTCTCAATAGCGACATAGGCAGCATTGGATATGCTTGCGACTGCTGCGCTGTACTGGACTCCATCTGTGGTGAGGCTACCCTTAGCAAAGGGATTACGTGTCTTTACCAGTATGGGTGATTCCTCAGATAATTCCTTTATGGCTTGTTCAACAGATTCTAAGTTCGCTGACATTTATTCTACCTCCTCATCTAAGTCTACGCCGATAGAAAGGCCAGTCCCAAGAGTAATCTTCCGTAGTTCAGCAGCTGCTTCTGCAAGAATAGCAGCAGCCGAATTTATAGAAGCGATAACACTTTCAAAGTTCTGGACTTCTACATTATATGTTTCTGCTGGCGAGTTTCCTATGTCTATGTCTCTTGAAAAGTCTGGCATTATACGCCTCCTTCTGGAGCTTGACCTTTACCTGTCTTATCACGAATCATCTGCATACACATAGCAACAGCTTGGTCTTGCGGCCTACCAGCTCTCACCTCTGAAGCTATGCAGGATGATGTTGCAGCCTTTATTTGAGCCTCATCACTAGAGGATGTTAGTCTTTGTATTTCTGGTACTGGCATCTTTGCCTCCTTAGAAGTTTGGGGTAGGGGTTTTACGGGCTCCCTACCCCCGTCTCGTTATTCAGTTGTTAAGTTCTTATGACGCTTGGGTTGCAGCCACCATGTCCCAACTTGCTCCGCAGTGCATGGAACTGGCAGTATTCAGGTTGCCAACAACCGCAACACACAGGGAACATCCTGGAGGAACTATTAGCTTACCGTCAATCGGTACACTCTGGCCTGTACCCGGTGTAGTAGTACCCAGAGAAGCTGACGGAAAACCCCAGGGCTGCCAGCCGTTGGCGATAACAGTAGAGTCTTCACTGGTAACTATTTCACTGGTTGCAGTTGGGGTGATAAGTGCTTTCCCTGACAAACTATACAAAACCAGAGCATCATTGGTAGGGATAGCCTTCGCTGTTGTAATCATAGCCCAGAGAGATTCGCTCTGTCCTACAGCAGTACCCAACAGTCTCCACATATACAGGTCACTAACCACCATTAGCCTGGAGCCATTGTTGTATATCTCCAGATGGGCAGTCGTGGTTGGGATTGTTACTAGGGCTGTTGCTGGCGTGACAGTCTTACAAGTCCAGGCATCACCACGCCTTCGTGTTTCCATATAACTGGGGTTCCCCTGGGCTACCAACTGCTGTGACTGTTGGTTTGCTGTAAGCGAAACCTCTCCAGTCCCAAATAGTGCTTTCAATAAAGTAGGCATTGACATTTTATTTCTTTCTCCTTAAATTTATTTTTGTTTCAAACAACTAAGCCTTACGGCTTGGAGTTAGTTGCTTGTATAATCAGGCTTATCAGAACTCCAAAGATAGCCAGACTATATTTTTCTTATAGGCTTTACCTCCTATTTAACTATTTACTCCACAGACAGGTCAGGCTCACCAAAGTCTCCACCCATATTCTCGATTGTCTGGACTACGGCTTCTAAGTCATACCCATCCTCTCCTGTAAACTCTGCAGGCAATACCTCAAGAGCAATGAGTTTCTTGGTTAGGTCGGCTATCAAGTTAGCTAGTGGGGTTATTGCCTGTACCTGAGCATAGGTAAGTCCAGCTGGAATATCCGCAGCTCTTAGAACATCAGCTATAGGAAGTTTCGTCCTGTTGCCACTCTCATCTGTAGTGATGACATATCCAGGTTCGTACTCTGTCTTTACTGTAATTGTCTCTGGCATAGTATCTCCTTACAGCAGGATAAATGGATGGAAGGCAAGTAGGATATGGACATTAGCTACAGTGAAGTCACTCCCAGCGTCAGAGTCAGTAGCAACTATCTTTGCTCTGATGTAATCCTTGTTGGAGTCAAATCTCCTGATATAGGTTCCTGGCATACCAGTTCCTTTGGTCAGTAGTGGGAATCTTGCAACCTCCACATAAGTTCCGTCTACAGTAGCACACTCTTCAATAGAGACTTGGAATGTGTCACTGGCTTCAGCAAGGTCTGCACCCATTACCAGTACTGCTGCCATTCCCTTGGCAGGTGTACTCATTACAGCAAGGACTGAACTACCACTAGTCCTGGTAATTGAAGTTGGCGATAGGTTTCCAGTGATTGTAGTCCCATCGTGAAAAACATTGTTAGCATCAAAAGGCATTTTCTTCCTCCTTAATGGTATAAGTTGTTGACGTGGCTATGTTGAGAACCTGTTACCAGTATGTCCACGTCTCCATAGTTTCCAGTAGTTGATACAGTGTTGGAACACCTGATGTAGCGTTTGGGAGTGGAGAATCTGCGTACCATTATCAGTGGAGTCTGGATAACTCTTCCAACAGCTACTATGGTTCCTCTTCCCGTTCCAGTTGTGCAAGCAACAGCAACTCCGTTGGTTGCATAAGTGTCTCCAGCATCCTGCATCTCGACCCAGCACTTACCAGTTCCCCCAACAACCAGTAGGTTCCTGCTGAACTCTCTTATGATACCTGTGTCTCCACTTGTGGTAGCTGTGAAGACCAACCCTATGTCAGTTCCTATAAAGGCTGTAGTGGCAGTGACTATTACTTCCCTCATGTAACAGTAGAGTCGTGGGAAGGAAAGTAAATTCTGCCATCCGTCTGTCAGATGTTCTGAGTCTTGGATAACAATATCACAAGTGTCCTTGTAAGTAGTAGGGGTATCATGCAGGATGACTACACAGTCCAGACCTAACACTCCTGTTCCAATCGGCCCTAGGTCAACTACACTGTTACCAGATGAGTTGATTCCTGAAGCAACGCCAGCATCAGTAACACTTAGTACGGTTGTCGGCGCTGCATCACCAGTTACCAGGTCTACATATGCTGGTGTAGTACCGTATTTTCCTCTTAAAACTAAATTCGCATCGTAAGCCATTATTCTCTCCTTCCTACGCCGTCGAGTTGGCAACAATACCGTACAGACGAGCTAGACTGCGAGGACTTACAGTAGCCAGTCCATGAGGCCAGTCAATTCTTGTTCTGTACTTGGGCGCCGTCTGAAGTTCACCAAGGTCAGTAACTTCCATTGGATACTCTTGGATTCCCCAGGTCTCTTCACCAATGCCGAATTTGACAGCATAGATACTGGTGCACTCGCTTCCACCAGAAACCACACCAAGTTCTGTCTCAGTGTTCAGGATAATCTCGGTTGTCTGGTCGGCTCTAGTACCAATGTCAACTAGTCTAGAAGTTCCATACATATCTATATTCCTGCCAAACATATCCTGAGTGTAACTGAGCAGTTTCTCTTTCCTCATGATGGACTTGAAGGCAAGTAACATCCTCTTGTTCATGAGGAGGTAGTCAGGATTGTGCCCGTCAATAGCATAGATGAGTTTGTCAAGGTCATTCAGGAATGAGTGGCTGGCAGCTGAATTGTACAGAACACCAGTGTCATAGTCGGTACACTGTATCTTCTGGTCAGTGTATCCCTCATTAAAGATGTCATTTACTCTTTCTGCAAGTCCCTTGAACTCCTCGGGGTCACTGGTAGGATTGCCGCTGATGAACTTGTAGTTGAAGTTGTAGGCAGCAGACTTCAGTGCCATTGTTTGCATGACAGCCCTGGCATCAGCTATAGTATTCTTTGCTCGGGCAATAGCCTTGTCAGTATCAATGTCCAGCCCACCAAGACTGATAGTCTCAACCTTCTGCTCGAAATGTCCAGTAGACTCACTGAACCCTTCATTGATTTTACGGTAGCCAAAGCTGGGTAAGTCCTTATATCGGACAATAGAGGTAGCTAATGTTCCAATAGTCTCCCAGGGCACAAGTTCTAGAAGATTGGACTCCATCAGCAAACCATCAATAACTGACTTTCTTAATGGGTCAGTTTCAATCTTGCTTAGTTCTGCAAGCGTCCAGGCCATGTTCTATTCCTCCTTACTTAGATTGTGAGTAGGCATCAACTGCGAGCTCATATGGCTTCTTGCCCTGTAGTGCGCTGGCTCCGCCTCCACCTCCACCGATGGCAAAGTTTCCAATAGCTTTGTTACCGATGACGGCTTTGAGAGCCTCCTCAAACAGGTCGAGAGCAGTTAAATCCTTACTCTCTACAGTTTCCTTAGGAACACCATAAGTTGCTACTATGACATTCCTTCTTAGTTCCAGGTGCTTGTTTCCAAGCTCCTCACTGCTTCTCTTGGCAGCCTCAAGGTCTGCTTTTGCTTTTACCAGCTCAGCAGCACTTCCACCACCCATTCTTATTTGGTCTTCCAGACTAGATACTCTAGCCTCAGCTTGGAGAGCCTTCTGATGCTCTATCTCAACCTTACTGGTGGCTTCAGCTACTGCATTATCACGAGCAGCTTCGGCGGCTTTGACGGCATTTTCAATTCCCTCCTTGCTCCCTTTTAGTGCCAATAAATCTGACTCCTTGACGTATCGAACAGAAGCTTCTCCATCCTTTACGACAATAGTGCCATCTTTCTCGGTAGTAAAAGTCGTTGCGTTCTCTTCACCCATTATTCTGTTGCCTCCAATACAAGATATACTCTCATCAATGTATCTTCAGTATAACACACTGGCATACTACAGTCCATATATGTAATGAGAAATATGTATAATAATAATTACTATATGGATTATTTAATCAATTATTCTTCCCGTATCCTTAGATAGCTGACGGTAGACTTGCTCTGCTTGGGGATTCTTGAAGGAAGTTGTGCGACCCCAATAAAATAGCCATGCATCTAGGTGAGGATTAGCATAGCGAAGTGCAGCACGCTCATCAGATACAGAGGAGCGGAAACCTGAGATAAGTTGTCTGCCGTCGGGAGAGACTATTTCTTTGATTGCAGCCTGACGGTCTAGTTGCTGGCCAGTCTTTTCCAAGAATAAGAATTCATTGATGAGTTTCTGCTCATCCTCTGAGTATGTGCTGATTGTCTTGTTCCAAAGTTCATAGTATTTCTTAAGGTATGTGCTGTAGACATCTTGCCACACCTGCATCATAGGAGCAGTATTGCGACTCATGAAAGCATCCCACTGCTTCCTATCATCTGCAGGAATAGCATCAGTTATCATCTCACGGTTTGCCCAGAATTTATCCCAATTAAGGACACGCTCACCAGTTGCTGGGTCAACAGTGTCTTCAAGTTCTATGCTGAAGAATAAGTCCATGAGTTCATTGTAAGGAGATTGTACAGGCATAGGGTCTCTGTACTTTGCGTAGAATTCTGTCCTGTTTTCTAAGAGCATGAGAGGATTAGCTTTGGTCTTCTCATCAATGTATTCACGACGTTTTCTGTATAGGTCACGAACACTGTTGAGAAAGGTATCAGGGCCGATTCTTCCACGTTCAGAGCCAGTTAGGAAGTCTTGCTCAAATTCCACTATCTCAGCACGCTGGGATTCTGAGTAGTTCATCACATCAGCCCAATCAAGTTCTATCTTGTTGAGTATCTCCTGCTTACGAGATGGAAGAACAGGATTGACTGAGCCACTATACTTGAAGAATTCTAGTTCCTGCAACATGGCAGTTTCCCACGGGTCAAGTCCTCCAATCTCATCCCAAATCTTATCTCCTCTTAGTCTCATTTGTTTCTGTTGTTCAGGAGTGTACCCCCACTGTTCCTCAATGAAAGCTGCTGATGCTTCAGCTAATTCGTAGGCTTGGCTACTTCTCATTCTAGCAAAACCAAGTTGCTCAAAGGCAGCACTGTGGAGAGCAACTGAGCGTCTTGCTTCTGCCCACATAGCTTCCTCTTCTTCCGTAAGTGCTTGGCCAGCTTTCTTCTTGGCGTAAAGGAGTGAGCCATCTCCGCCTCTGTCGTCAACTCCTCTGGCTGTGAGATACTGTCTGAACATCTCAGGAAAGACACGTTCGGAGATGAAACTGACAAGAGGATTGTCAGGAAATGCTGCAATCATAGCGTTGAGAGGAGTGCTGGCAATGGAAGGAAGGATACCGCCAAGTTGTCCTGTAGCTCCACCAAACTGTGCCTGGAGCGCACCAAAGATGACATTGGGGTAGAAGCCATAGCGACTGATGAAGTCAAAGAATCCTATCATACCTCCCATACCTTCCAGTTCGTCATAGTATTCTGGGTAGTCCCTTCGCATCATCCTTGTACTCCAAGGGCCGTAGATAGTTCCACGCATAGGATTGACGTCAATAGAGGTTCCAGGAATGTGAATATACCCATAGTCTGTGTTGTTCTCCCAGCGACCCCAAGCAGTTAATGTTCCAGGGTGGCGAACGAAGGAGCGGGGTAGCCAGAACCAGCGCTGGGATTCATAAGTCCAGAATGGGTAAAGTTGCTTCATAACAGCATCTAGAGCGTTGGCATTGGTGTAGTCAGTGTATTCTTTGTAGTACCACTTGTTAGATTCATCTAAGGCTTGCTGGCGAAGCTTGTCATAATCTCCTGCAACAATTCCTTGAGTCCGTATGGCATCATCTGCTCCTGTAGCTACTCTGTCAACAAAAGTATCTACTGCAATCTTCTGTTCCTTAGGAAATAACTTTGCATTGTACAGGTCATGGAAGTCTACACTCATAGATTCTATTTGCTTCTGCCTGATTCTAAACCAAGACTGGCTAGCTGGGTCAATCTGGATACTTGCGGCTATCTGGTCATAAACTGCTTCAACACTTGCTCTATCAAATCCCTCATCATAGCCTTGCTTTACCATACCCATAATGTACTCAACAAAGTAATCCTTGTCGCCTTCAGGAATGAGAGTGTCGAGGAGCATTCTGCTGAGGTCATCTCCACGAGTCTGCATGAGTTTGGCAACATCTGCAGGAGCAAGTGGACGGCCAAGAACTTTGACAGCAGGACGTACTGGCATCTTAAGGCCAGAGGCTACATTGATGTCATTGATAGCATTGTGAAGTTGACTATTGATAGTTGCAAGTTTCTTGGATACACTGTTCCAGTGAGCCATCTCAGTAGCGTAAAAGCTATTCCAGAAGTCCCTGTCCATTTCTTTCTGAGTAACGTCAGCAAAGTAACCATGACGAAAGGCTATGTCTTGAGTTTTGGCATCGGAGACAAGTCTACGAGCGGAAGTTACCATGTCTAGGTAGCGTTGGGTAGCACCTTCATATCCAGGAGGAAACTTAATTCTATCTACGTCACCAATTCGCAAGTCATCAAAAATATATCCAGCTTCCTGCCCAACATCTATCAAAGTTGCCTCATCAAAATACTTTCCTCCAGCAACTTTAGGGTCGCCTAAAGCAAAACCTATCAAACTTCCTCTGTCATGTGTCATCTGAGCAAAGGTATCTATGGCTAGAACCTTATCAAGCCTAGAACCTGTTTGCTCTGCCACCGAAAGTGCATCCTTTACAGCTGTGCTGTAACGCTCTCTACTTCCACTCCTTACCATTTCGTAGAGTCTGTCTACTCCTACGTCAAGAAAATCTTTTCCCCTTATGGCAAGCTGAGAATACAAATCCATAAAGTCGACTACCTTAGCGTATGTAGCTTGCCCATCTACAGGTAATTGGTCAATGTAATCTGTAAGCCAAGAGAATCTTCTGGGAACAATACGCTCTTCCAATCCCCCTGCAGCTATCTTGCTAACCACTCTATCAATATCTACTCCAGCCTTGTCTATGAAGTTTGCTATCCTGTCCATCTCAGGGTCAAACTGGAGTCTCCTGTCATTGATTGGAAGGCCTCTGCTTTTGACTGTTGCCCTTGCCATCACCTGGTCAGGCAACATTCCATAAGTTGTAGTCATGCGGTGAAGAGAGACAATGAGTTCTGCCATGTCCTCAGGTCTAGCAACTTCCATTGATGTGAGGAGTTCTGTGAGTTGGTCAAAGTCAGCAACTGCTCTTTCAGGACTGCGGAGGAAATCATCTACCTCAGCATCCATGAGAGTCTTCATAAAGTTGTTCAGAGACTCAGGACTATCTAGCAGCATATGCTCATCAAAAGCATCCATTACCATACTTCTAGATGTGGGTGAGAGGTCTGGGTACTTCTTAATGATGTCATCAACTTCAGCACGGAGTATTCTGTCACGAGTATAGCGACCCTTGATGGAGTTGATGAGAGCAGTGTTGTCTGAGGTAAGTTTGCCAGATGTTGCTGCTGCTCTCAAGTCTCGGAGAAGATTTCTCTTTACCCATTTAGGAGCAGTTGCTAGTTCACTTGGTAAGTCCTTTGGTACAATTTCTAGTAGTGCTTTGAAGGCATCTCCACCGTACTCGGACAATAGTTGAGAATACCTGCCAGCAACAAAGTTCCTACGAATCTCTGCACTTATTCCACCGAAGAGTTCCACCAAAGTCTTGAAGGCAACTTGAGAAAACTTCTTAGGAGTGACTGGTCTCCTTAGGGCCGCTGTTGCTAAGTAAGTTGGAACACTGAGAGGAGACAATGATATTGTGAGAAACCAGTTTGTTCTTGCTGCTTCACCAGTTTCACGAAGCGGGCCAATCATCTCAGATATTCCAGCACGACGCAGCTCTGGGTCACCTAAGAGTCCCATAGTGATTATGTCATACTGCTCTACAGTAACTCTTCCTGGTTTGACTCCGCCAAGTACAGACCTGAATACATCTTCAAACACATTCATAGGGCCGTACATTCCAAAGGTGAGGTAGGATTCTGCTGCTTGCCTGATTGTTGTTCTTGCCATTCGTGCTGCCCACAGTTGAGACAGATTTCTTTCCACATTGTAGAGGAGGGAAGAGACACGACCAGTCTTCTGAGCGGCATGAAAGGCTTCACTTGCAATCTGTGATTCGTAAGCCTTCATAGCATTCCTGCTGTAAGTTCTCATAGCACGACCAGCAGTCTTCTCTAGTGCAAACCCTGGTGCTCTGGATATGATTGATTCGGCTCTGTTTGCGAGGAATCTGGTTGCAAGTGCTGTGATGTCATCGGTGGCGTTAGAGACTTCAAACTTGGATAACAGATGAGGAGCAGCTTCCTCAGCAGTAATCTCCCGACCAAAGACTCGCTCAAAGAGTGTGTCTAGGTCAAGGAGTGTAGTCTCGGTTACTTGGTCATCACTAATCAGGTTAGCTCCTGCTCTCCTCAGTCTTTCCATCCAACCCAGGGCTTCACGTCTACTGACAGGAGGGTGAACCAGAATTTCTCTTGCCGCCTTAGCAATATCGTCCTCTGCACGAGGATTCTTGGCAAGGTGATTGAGAGCATAGTCGACTGCGTCTTGTAATTCCTTTGGCTTGATACGAGATATGTATTTCTTTGTGTACAGTTCAAAGTACCTTTTCAGTATTGACTGAGATTCTCTTGCTGCAACAGCAGCTCGTTGTGCTACTGTTTTGGGAATGACAGACTTGGAGAACCACTTGATGAAGTCAAATGGAAGTTCCAAGACTTCACCAGCAGCCATGTTGCCAGTTGCTATCATTCTCCCTGCAGGCCCGATTGACCTGAGTCCCTTAGTTACAAATCCCCAGCCCACATAAGATAGTGGGTCTACAACTCCTTCCATTATCATGTACTTGAGGATGAAGTCTAATACAGGCGGGCCTGGAGCTTCCCATTTCTTCCACGCATACACATGGGCTTCCCTCTCTGTAGCGTCAGGATTCTGTCCTTTGAAGTCTTCATATGCTTTCTTAATGTCAGGAATCTGCCCGTATAGCCATCCTGCAGCAGGCATAGACACGTGCTCGTAGTAAATGTTAAGACCTTCAAGGACAAGCATGGGAGGATTGATTACAGCCATCTTGACCATATCAAAGAGTTTTAGTTCTGGTATCTTCGCACCCTCTGCTCTGGCTGCTTCAATCATGTTCTTGCGATTCTGAGCTTCAGCAATCAGTTGTTCCTTGGTTACTTGAACTTCATTATCTATGTCATCTTGACTCCATCCTGAAGATAACAGGAACTCATTGTATTCTTCCTGATTCATGGAAGTTTCAGGAATCTGCGGAGCTTTCAAAGACTTTACTAGTTCATTAACAGACAGCTGGTGAATTGGAACTGGAGTTAGCTTCATCTCTGTGGGAGGAGGTACAAGTGGAGGATACTTAGGTTTCTCTTCCTCTTCTGCAAAATACGGCGTCTCCTCCATAGTATCCTTGTCCCTAGCAGAAAGTAATTGTGAGACCTCTTGCCTGATGGTCTGTAGTTCCTCTTGAGATAGGTCTGGAGGAACTGCCATAAGACTCAGAGCTTCATCAACAGAATTAACAGCTCCTGTTCCGACAAGAGCAGGAATACTACCATAGAAGTCTTCATAGAATACAGTCTTAAGGAAACTATTGCTAGCAGCCTCTATCTCCTTCTGATATACCTTCTGCTCATACAAAACACTTGACATCTCAGCTGTCTTTAACATCTGAGGAATGTCAGCTGCAGTAGGAAGAAGTGGAGCAGGAGGTGGAGTGTACCTTGCAAGTCCAGCAAAGACGTCCATAATAGTTCGTTCCTTTGCTGCAGGTGGTTTCTCTGCAATACCGTATGTGACAGTTGTTATGGGAGTTGGAGCTATAAGTTCTCTACTTCTAGTGGCTCCTCTAAATTTCTTTTCCCACTCTGATAACTGTTTCTGAAAAGCTGAAAGAACTGTTAGTTCTGGCATATTATCTCACCTCACGAGGAATTTGTGCTCTAGTTGCGGGAGGCTGGACTTCTGGTCTCACTCCAGGTTGTGGAGGCTGTTGCTGTTGTTCTTGTGGTGTTCCCATTATCTCTTGGTCAAGTCTCTCTGCAGCCTTCTCATATAGTTCTGCTCCATCAATGTCTCCAGCATTTCGCAGGAGCGTTGCGTCTTGTCTGAGAGCTTCTGCAAGACTGATGGTAGCATAGATGGGGTGCTTGCGTGCTTTGCTGGCTCTTATCTTTGCCAGTTCCTCTGTTGGATTCTTTATCTCAGGGAACAGTTCCTCCATGATACGCTCATCACTTAGTTCGAACTCTGGGTTAAGGATGCGAGCAGTAGTGGCTCGTTGCACAAGGTCACCAGGAATCCTGAGTTCGTACTCAGCAGTAATGAGGGTGTTGGCAGGAAGATTGCTGGGTAAGGATATTCCATAAGGCTTGTAGTTGTAAGTCTTTATCAAATCGTAAAAGAAGTTATCCATATCAGTGAAGAGGTCAATGATTCCTCTGTGGTAGTACTTTGCTATCTGATTTGTGGTGGCAACAACTTGACTCATAGCATATGCAGTCATTCTTTGTTGCACGCTTCCAAACATTGTCCAACTTGGCCCGCCTCTTTGTTCCATAGCCTCAAGGTCAAGCTGGATACTTCTAAGTTCAACAGGAACTGCGGGAGGCTGAATGAATCCTACCTCATCCTGCGGGCCAAGTTTGTAGTGTGCGCCTCTCCTGTTCCAGTCCTCTGGGTGGACAATCTGCTTGGCACTGGTGGATTTCTCATAGGTTCTTGCTTGAGCAGTGTCTCGTAGAAGTTGCATCATAAATGTCCACCACTTGTTGACAGTTTTGTAGACATTCTCATTGGTGGCGATGAAGCTCTGACCGATGTCTTGCTTCCAGTCTTCGGCTCTTCTTCCTTTTGCTAGTTCTCCTGTGTCTGGTAGTCCACCAATAGGAAAGACAAAGATTGGTATGCGTTTGAAGCGAGTCTCTACGGTGTCAATCTTTACCTGCTCGCTTCCTACCACGATGGAGTTGTGGACTATGACTTGTGCGAGGGATTGCTCTACCCACCAGTAGTCGTAGACAACTGTAGCATCACTTGGATTAGACTTTAATATCCAGTTATTCCTTGCTTTCATGCGCTGGATAGAAGCTTCCCCTGGAGTAAATACGTGAGCGCACTCTGACAAGATATCACTCCACTTTGGGTAGACTGTGATAGGATTCCAAGCTTCAGCAACAAATGCAGAACCATCAACAGTTGGTGAAGCAAAGACAGCGTACCATCCTGTTGCAATAAGATAGTCTATGATGTCCTTTATCAGGTATCTTCCTCGCTGTCTGTAGGAATCTGAAACATTCTCCCAGATGACATCAAACATATCGGAAAGTTGTGCGGCAGGAGCAACCTGCTCTACTCCAAGTTTTCCAGGAGGAAGTCTGTGAGGAATACGCTGGTTTAGGATGCTGGATATGAGATTGAAGGATGCTCTTGGGTCATTACCTACAAAAGATTCCATGTCTTTCTGAGCAAGAGTGTCCACCATCTTGATTTGCTCATACCAGTCCTTCATCTTGGAGTCCCGCTTATTCCAGAAGCGCTTGAGTGCTGTTGCTCTTGTGACTACTTCAGTTGCTGCTAGTGCCATTATTGTCCTCCTAACTTTGTCCCCATCCGTCGCTCCATCCTTTCGCTCCGACAAATCCTCGTTCCACTTGTATAGAACCACGACAGACGATTGCAAGAGCAGCACTGTCGTGGTAGTCATCTGCACCAACAGATGTAGGAATTATTCTACCCCTGGACTTTCCTTCCCTGATATTCCTGCATTGGCTTACAAACCTTATGTCATGGGTAGTTATCTTGGGCAGTGACCTGCTTAGTTCATTGCACATGAAGACCTTGGTAGCTGGATTAGTCTGCCATCCTATGTCTCTTCCAACCATTCCAGTGACGGGGTCAGTTCTGTAGTAGAGGTTGGGATAGCCTACTAGGTGAGAGGTGATGTCCAGTGCATCCTCATTTGCTATAGTAGCATCATTGTAGTATCTTGCAATAGGAACACACCTGTCTACCATTTCCTTACCAGCATATAATCCTGAGTAGGTTGCACAGTGCTTGTATTCGTCTTCGGTAAATGTCCAGACAGTTGCAACAGACTCAGAGGATTTACCAAGTCCTGGGTCTATTGCCATGAGGTAATGGAGTTCCTTGTCTGGTGGATACCAGATGTCAG